GGGAATACGACGAGATCGTGGCTCGGCTGAACGCTGCGGACCGGGGCCTCGACGAACCTTGGCCTTAGAATAAGACCAGACTGCTTAGAACTTATTCTAGGGTAATTTTATTTCAAAATACGCCCTAAAAAAGTAATAATTAGTCGAGGGTGATGGTTGAAGAAGTCGTCAACCTGGGTGTCACGCCGTTGCCCGTAACGATATTTGGCGTCACGGTGCCCTTCCACAGGATGGCGACGGCGCCGCCGCCGGTCTTGCCGGCCGAGAAGTGCGTCACGGTTCCGGAGCCGCCGGTGCCGGCAGGGAAGTCGATGTTGGCCACGGGGCTGACGGAGCCGCCGGTGACGGTCCAACCGCCGGACGTCCTGGCCACGTTGACGCGTGCGTAGGAGGTGTAGGTCGCCTCGTTCGACGACATCGTGCCTGAGTCGGTCGGGTCGGCGGTCGCGAGCGCCATGTGGATGTTGGTCTGCGGCGATGAGGCGGCGTTGTCCGCATAGTTCGCCCAGGCCGTTGCGTTGAAGATGAGCGCCAGGATGGCGGTTTCGGTTACGTCAGCGATTGACATGTGCTCTTAAGATCCTCTGCGTTTTGCGCCGTCGGGTCTATATATCAAGAACCCGGACAGCATCACTACCTGAACCCGCCCAGGGTGATGCCGACGTCCGCGAGCGTCGCGTCCGCTGTCGCGGGCGCCCTGACGGTGATGGAATCGCCGATGGTGACGCTCCCGTCGCCCATGGCCACGACCGCGCTCCCGCTTCCGGGGGCGAACGTCATGGTGGCGAACGCCACTCCGTTCTTGTAGGCCGTGAAGACCGCTGTCGACGTCGGGACGGTGATCGCCCTCCCGAAACAACGGTCGGCCTCGAACATGATGTCGTGGGCCGCAGTGTAGATCATGAGCAGCTCGCCCGGCAGCATGGACCCGATCGCCGAGGCCGTGAGCTCGTACGCGTCTCCGCCGGCCGGCTGGCTCATGACGGTCCTGAAGCCTCCCAGGGTGATGCCGACGTCCGCAAGCGACGGATCTGCCGAGACCGGGGCCCTCACTGTGATGACGTCGCCGGCCGCGATGTCGAGGTCGATGAGGCTGACCGCCGCCGTCGTGGAGGTGGCCGGGAACGTGAACGTGGCCGAGAGTGTGCCGTTCCGGTACACCCTGAACGTCGAGTCGGCCAGCGGCGGCGTGACGGCCCGGCCGAAGCTCCTGGTCGGCTCGAGCCTCACGCCGTGGGCGGCGGTGTAGATCAGCAGGGTCTCGTCCGCGTCCGGCGAGCCGACGATCGGCAGCGCGACCTCGAAGATGTCGTTCACGCTGCTGACCCCGGCGATGGAGGTGTTCGGGCGGCGACGGACCCTGAACTTGAAGACGATCGAGGGACCGGCGGTCGTCGTGTACCTGAGGTACCTCTGACCGAGGGAGTGGCCGACCGAGAACGTGATGCCGACCGTGCCGATCGTGTCGACCTCCTGGCGGAGGGACGCGAGGGCCCCGGTGTCGTTGACGACCAGCTCGCCGACCTCCTGACCGGTGGACCTGGAGGCGGTGTACTGGACGTAGAAGTCCGAGTATGCCCCGCTCGGGGCCTCCAGGGCGGGATGGAGGAACGCGCCGGTCGTGCCGCCCGGGAGCGTGACGGCATACTCGGAGCTGTCGTCGGCCTGGATGTACCCGAACGACGGCGGCTGGTACGTGATCATCGGCTCCCATCCCCCGACGCTCGGGAGCGGTGGATATCCCTCGTCCGACTTCGGGCTCGGGCTGAACCTCTCCTGGCGCTCCGTGGCGACGTCGTGGATAGACCGATATTCCCACGGCCTCATGTCCTGCACTTCGCTCCTGTCCGTCATGAAGCCTGCAAGAGCGTCCGTCCAGTTGTAGTTGTTCCATTCGCGCTTCCTGTCTACCTCGACGAGGAGCCACCTGCCGCCAGAGTACCTGAACAGCCTGTTCGGGTAGAAGTCCACTCTCAGAGCGTATTCGTCCTGGGCCGGAGTCGGGGGGAACGAGCTCACCCTCTGGACTGTCGATCCGTCTGGCGGCTGTCCGTCGTCGGTCCAGAGTTCTGCTCTTCCGAGCTCAGTCACGTAGATCGGCCTCGTGTCCCACCACGTCGTGTACGCGTGCTCTCTCGCCGCGCCCTGGATCGCTCCAGCGAGCTCGTCCATGACGGCTCGATTGCCGATCTGTTCGCCCAGCGTGACGCCGTGTTCGGTCTCCCTCTCCATGAGGTCGATGAATTCCTGCGAATCCTTGATCGGCTTCATCGTCACGCTGACGACGTGGTTCTGGTACGTGTGGTCCCATGCCAGGTGGCTGCGCAGGACCGTCTTGACCTCGTAGAAGCGGTTCATCGGCCTTCCGTCGCTGCCGACGTCCCTGAGGTGCGGAACTTCGACGACGTCTCCTGGCTCCAGCTTCCTGCCGAGAGACCTCTCTAGTGCCTCTCTGTGGAATTCCATCTGGACGGTGTCCTGCGCCAGCTGGATGCCCCACCGCGAGAAGTCGAGCTGGACCTCAGACACCCTGTACGCGCCGCGCAGGCTCACGGCATCGTCGGCGTACTTCCTGTCTCTGGTCTCCAGGAGGATAGAATCTTGGATCCTGTCTCCGAGCGACTCCTTGAGCGGAGTCGATGGGGCTCCGTTCGGGTGGAGCTGGTCGTGGAAGCCCTCCATGAGCCACGCGTAGACCGTGACTCCACCGATGTTGATCTGTTCCTCTATGAGCGAGCCTGCGAGAATCGAATCCTTGCTCCGCCTGCCGTCGTGGTAGAGGTGTATGGGATGGGTCGGGCGAAACTTGGACATTTCAGCAATCTCTTGACGTCATCTATTGAGTTTCATTCGCGCTGCGCGCTTGACCGCCTCTGAGGGATTCTTGATGTATTTGATCGCACCACCGTCCTGTCGAACGGCCGCGAGCTGGACCGCTTCCGACGCGAACTTCAGCAGTTCTAGGCTCGTCGAACACCACATGCTCTGGACTTCTGGATCTCTCTCGAACCGGAGCAGCTCCGCATAGTCCGCGTCGGTATATCGAATTTTGGTGTCGATGCCGTGATAGTGCATTCGTCGGTTTGAGGCCCACGGAGATGCACGGGTCTCTCGCCGAGACAAGAAACTTGCCGTGCGGCTTCCACTCTCCGTGGTCCTGTAGGGACTCCCAGAAGAACTCATCGTCGTCGTTTTCGAGGAGGTGACGAACTTTCATTTTGGTCTGGAGGACTGGAATTGCATACTTAAGACTCGACCACGGTCTCCTGCCGCTTCTGTCTGGCCTCTGAGTATGGGACGGAACTTGGGCATGGTCCTGCTTACTTAAGGACCGGTCCGCTGATCGTGCATCTTTTCCGTTTACAACAATGTGAGATTGTTATATGGTCTCCCCACAACCGAGGAGGAAGCCAAGATGGATCCCAAGAAGTTCGCCGAACTGCGCCGCGCCGCCATCGCCGCCTACGAGGATCACGAACGGGATTACAAGAACGATCCCGCGTACCGCGCCGTCGCCGATCGTGAGATGAAGAAGTCGCAGAAGAAGGCCCGGGACCTCTAGAGGCCCCTAGAGGCCTTGTTGGCCTTCCTGGCCGCCCACGACCTCCTGACGTTCTCGCTCCGGCGGGCGCGGGCCTCTTCCGAGTGATAGCTCGGGTCTGACCTCTTCTTCTCGGCCACGGCCCTCGTGTGGGCCCCGGATCGGACCTTCCGTTCCTCGGTCCAGACCGCCTTCGCCTTCTCGGACTGGGACCGCCGATACTCGTCGGTCGTCCGAGACCTGAGCATCTCGCCGTGGGCCTTCCGCCTCTCGTCGGTCCACCCTTCCCGCTGTCTCTCCTTTTGCTCGTCAGATCGCTTCGGCGGCGTCCATCCGTCCGCCCTCTTCGCGGCCATGGTCTCCTGCCACTTGCGATTGGCCTCTGGGGTGTGGCTCGACTGAGACCTCTTCCGGGCCGCTTCCTTGGCCCACTGGTATGAATCAGGTCCGTCTGCCTTGCGCTTCTCCCAAAGGGCCTTCGCGTTGGCGCGATGGAGATCTCTGGCATTCTGTTGGGCGAGGCTCATTGTCTCTAGCTGCTCCGGCGTGCGTCGCTTCCCGGTGTTCTTCGCGACGCGGTTGGCCACGACCTCTGGGGGCTGTTTCTTGCCGGTAAGCGTCCTGCTGATCTTCTCGGTTACGGAGAGCCTTTTTTCGCTATCTGACCAATGTACCGGTGCTTTGTTTCGGGTGGTAATGTTATAGTAACGTGGACCCTTTAACTCTTCCGGCTTCATCATGCGAAGCCACCGCTCTTCTTCTGTTCTGAGAGCTTTTCTATCTTCAACACGAGCCAAGATACGACGGCGGAAATCACCGGGACGTAGCTTATATGCCTGGATCATCCAGGTAGATGAGCACACATAACCGTCATCCTCGGTTCCCCAATGTGATCCAAGGTAATAACGTTTGTGCTTACGATCGAACCAGAGGTAGACGAAACCATACTTCATCAAGAAGTATATAGTCCTACCCGTAGAACGGCATCGCCGGCTCTCCTCCGTCCTCCCAGTTCAACAGCTGCTCCATCAGGTCCTTCTTCATGTCGGATCCCTGGGTCGACAGCTTGTCTCCGTTCAGGCTGGTGGCGCCCTGGGGGCCCGGGAGTGCGGCGAACCTGCTCAGCTTCTCTCCGAGGATGGTCCTGCAGCACGCTTCCGTGTACGACCTCAGCCACCTGTAGCTCGTCGCGTCGTTGATCAGGTCCTCGATCGGTCGCGTCACGGACACTTCGACTCCGATGACCTCTGGCGACCTCGGGAGCCTGTCTATGAGCAGGTCCTTTCGATTCCTCTCGAAGCTGTAAGTGATGAATTCGCCGAACATCCGACCGAGGAGTTCCTGGTAATCTGCGAGCGCTTCGTACGTCGCGATGTCTCCGCCGGTTCCGCCGCCAGAGCCGGTAAGCGGCGTCAGGACCTGCTGGACGTACGCTGCGCTGAACGGCTCGTAGCCGGCCGTCCCGAGCACGCCGCCCCTGAGCCTGGCGAGACGACGGACCTCGTCGACGAAGTGCGGCAGGCGGTACAGCTGTTTTCCTGGCTCGAGGTAGAGGCTGTACCACCCGAACTTGACAGAATTGACAGAGTGTGCCCTGTATTGGTGGAGGGCTTCGTCGAGCGCGGCGTCGAAGTCGTCCTGTTCGAGGTGAGTCTCTATGCTCGTGCCGCCGAGCATCGTGTTGACGTGTGAATAGAGGTCTTCTACGGTCCTCTTGTTCCGCTGAATCGGCGTGCTCGTGGGTTCTGACAGCATGACGTATGTATTGCACGGTAGTGGATACATAACAACAGAACGGGACTTGGAGAACTCATGTCGATCAGCGATACCACCGAAACCGCGATCCTCGCGCTTGTGTACAACGCGACCGCCTGGGCGAACTACGCCGACAACGCTGCCGCGACGCCACAGACGAACATCCACGTCGGGCTGCACACCGCGGATCCGGGCGATGCCGGCACGATGGCGACCTCAGAGATCACGTACACTTCGTACGCTCGCGTGAACGTGGCGAGGACATCCGGCGGTTGGACCGTCACCGGCGGGTCCGTGAGCCCGGTCGCGAACATCGACTTTCCTGCAGGCACCGGCGGATCCGGCACGGCGACGCACTTCTCGGCCGGCAAGACCGGCGGCGGCGCCGCGGCGATCCTGTGGAGCGGCACGGTCACTCCGAACATCGTGTCTGGCAACGGCGTAACGCCTCGACTCACGACCGCGTCCATTCTGACACTTGATTGAAGTCCCCTCGTAGAACAACATACGTCATGACACAGACGCTATCTGATCTTCGCAAGACGTTGGACAAGGCTCTGTCCTCGAGCGGTGTTCCGCGCAGGCGCCTCGCCGAAGCTACCTCTACTGTTTTCGTTTTGATCAACATCGATAGCCGCGCTGCCATGGTGACGACGCTCACGTCTGTTTTTCAGACAAAAGAAGCTCTGCTCGAATATGCTCGGAACGAATCGCTGCCAGGTGGCAAGCTGGAGGGCTTGATCACGCCGGACGACGTCGAGAACCTGACACAAAACGACGGTCACTATTACATAGATCGCGATTGTTGTTATCAGATCTTGCAGATCTGATCTGCAGACGTTGCCACGAAAGGGAATACGATGAACAGCTTGACAGACCTGCGCAGACGCCTCGACGAAGCTGCCGCCGATCGCCCGGTCACCCAGAAGCAGGTAGATGCCGCGAAGGCCCGATACGACGCTCTAGATCGCAAGATCGAGCAAGCTCAGAAGGACGCAGGGTACAAGCGCGGAAGTGGAACGGTCGGCGAACTTCAGCACAAACGCGGCCTCGCATACGGAACTTGGCATGACCTGAAGAAGAGATTCGAGTCTCAGCCATCGGAACAGATCGAAGCCGTCAGGCAGAAGCTGAAGGACTGTGGTTACGAGCCATCGAGTGAGAAAAACAGCGCCGGAATCTACAACAGAGCCGGGACGGACATCAACTTCTGGATCCGCGACGGAAGCGTCCGCGGCTTTGCTCCTGGATACAAGCGCGACGTCGAAGTCTTCGACATGTCGTTCCGTCCGTTCTTGCGGATGGAGCCTTCGAAGCTGCGCGCTCTGATCGATGCCATCGATTCGTCTATGGTGAATGATTTCGACCGCGATTATCAAGACTGGGTCGGAGCTGAGAACTAACAGCGGCGGCTCAACGTCGGCTTGGGAAACGGCCATCCGTTCTTGAGGAGCTCGATGTATTTGGCTCGGCGTCGCGTCGCTCTGGTGGTCTCCTTCGGGACGATGGCGGCGAACTCGCCAACCATTTTCTGGATGCCGCGAGCGGCACCCCCCGGCGTCATGTAATGTTTGCTGACGCGCTTGGAGCTGATGGGCGGCCTCGCGATGTCGACGAACACCATGCCGTTGCGCGGTTGGAGGCAGATTTCGACCATCACTTCGTCCTTGTGGACGTATGTGTTCCTCGGAATCAGCCTGGGATTTCCGTCGGATGCGAGGCCGATGAAGTACTCGTTCCACTCCGGATCGACGCTAGTCCATCCGTCGGCGATCATCTCGTCGATCTTATTGATGATCTGGATCTCTAGGACAAGAAAGCGCCCGCGACGTCGCGCGATATCGACCGGTTAGAAGCGACGCGCATACATACGCTCATGAGCGAGATCGTCGTCAAGCGCAAACCATTCTTCTACGACCATCAGATCAAGCGGTACCTCGTCCAGCTCATGTCGTGTTTCGCTGGGTACCAGGTCATGACCGGAAAGCAGCGCGACGGGAAGAGGCGTTTCATCAACGTGCCGATCATGTTTGGCGACATGTCTCGCCTCGCAGCGTGGGCGCTCGGGGGAAAGAACGAGAATGCCGCTCGGACGCTCCCTGCCATGGCGCTCGACATCTCGAGGCTCAAACAGGACGAGAAGCTCAGGAGGGCTCCAGGGCACACGGAGCTGTATTATTACCACGAGAAGACCGCACCCGGGTCGGAAGCTGCGTTCAGGACGATGATCGCCGAGAGGCGGATGCCGGTTCCCTACGATCTCGGAGTCAGGCTCTCCATCTGGGCGTCGAACAACGAGCAGCTCCATCAGCTGATAGAGCAGATCGCCACCGTGTTCAATCCGGAGCTCGACATCCTCTTGAGCAACAGTCCTGTCGATTGGACATTCAAGTCTGTGCTCAAGTTCGACGGGACCATCAACATCGGGCGAGCTTCTGCCGACGTCGGCGCCGGTACTGGCGAGGACCAGAACTACGTCGCCAGCATGGACTTTACGACGACGGTCCACATGAGCCCGCCGACGAAGGTCTACGACGCTCAGCACATCGAGAGCGTCCACGCCGTCATCAAGACCCTGAACTCAGAGATCGATTGGGAGACCATGGACATCATAGAGACCGTTGTCGTGGTTGCAGACGAATGAGCGAGCTGATCCTCCGCGTCATCGAACACAAAAATGCCGAGATGCTCGATGCGCTCCTCAGAGAATTCGACATCCACTACACTGTCAAGAAGATTGGACTCGGATTCTCCGTGCGGAATTTCGACCCGAGCGATCCTTCGAAGAGCGTGGACTGGTTGTCGCGGGACCTCGTAGAAGAGGGCCACGAGTACGGGATTGTGACGCTTGCCGCCATGGCGACAAACAGAGAATCCAGGCGACTGCCGTTTCAATACATCACGATGTCGAAGAAGAACGCCAGCAGGATATCTGCGGCTCTGGATAAGATCGGACTTCGACATTCGATCTTCCCGTCGATGGTCGAGTTCAAGGTCGAATCTGGAGAAGCGCTGATGACCGCCTGGAGCGAGCGGGCGAGAGAATACGCCGATTCTCGCGACGTCGTCGCGCCAAAGTTCGACTTCCGCAGAGATTTCATTGAAAAGGAGATGAACTTGGCTTTCGAAGTCCCGCCACCGCCGTATGGAACGTGGAGCCAGACGGCGTTCGGGATGGAACGGCCACAGTCGGCCAAGAAAGAGGTGAGGAGCGACGCCGGAGTGATCACGAAACGAGGCCGAAAGGCCACCGGGTCGATCCTCAAGGCCATCATGGGGCTGACGACTCCACCGAAGTTCTGAGGCGCGGACGGCAGAAACGCGGTCTGGAATAGATATCGATGCGTCGCCGCGGCCGGACGGAGACGTTAAACGGGCGTCGAAGTCGGGACCCATCGAGAGAAAGCGATGGGCGACGTCGTCGAGACGCCACGACTGCCAAATGAACATCAACGTCGCACGCGCGACGCAAGGAGAATCTGACTGATGGTGACCACCCTAGAGCTGCCCGGAGTCGCCGTCAGCGTAGAGAACCAGACGGCCGCGACCGTTTCCGCGCCGTCTGCTCGACCGCTGATCGTTCTCGCCACGAGAGCTAGCAAGAGCCTTCCAGACGGCACCGGGACCGCCGCTGGCACGACGGAGAGCGGAGTCCTCCGCCTCGTGACCTCGCAGCGCGAGGCCAGGCAGACGCTCGGCGACCCAGTGTTCGTGAGCTCTGGCGGGGCCATGGTCCACGGTCACGAGACCAACGAGTACGGGCTCCACGCGCTCTGGAGCTTCCTCAGGGGTTCTTCCGCGGCCTATTACATCCGCGCCGATATCGACCTCGGGCAGCTCGTCGCGACGACCGTGGAGCCGACGAATTACGCTCCAGACGGGACCTACTGGATCGAGAAGGACGCGATCGTCGGCGGCGTGTTCCGCCGCAACGCCGCGAACACGGCATGGGAAGCCGTTCCGTTCAGGATCTTCACGACGACTCCGTCTGGCGGATCGGCCGGAGACTGGGCCTTCGACTACACCGACACGAACGCGACCCTGAAGTTCAAGGCCGACGATTTGACTTGGTACGCCGTCGGAGGAACTAACCTGACGACCACGAACATCAACTCCAGGGTCTCTGCGAACAACACGCTGTGGACCGGCCCCGCGGCTCCGACCGGAGCCGGCGCGAACGATTTCTGGTGGAAGACGACGTCTGCCGCTGGCGGCGTCAGCGTCGCCCTGAAGCGCTTCAGGGCCCTGGATTCCACGTGGGAGACGATGACCGTCGTCAGGTCCGACACGCAGCCAGGAATCGCGGCCGGAACGATCTGGGAGGACACCAGCACAATAGCGACGAACGGCCGACGCCCGCTCAAGATCTCGAACGGCTCGTCGTATTCGACGCTGACGTACACGCTCTCCGACTCCGAGCCGACCGTCGCTCCGTCGAACGGCCAGCTCTGGTTTGATTCTTCGTTCAGCGATTTTGCGATGTACGTCGAAGCGTCCAACGCGTGGGAAGAGATCCTCACCACCACCAACGCGAACCCGACCAACCGCCAGAAGGTGATCAGTGCGTCCGCGCCCGCCTCTCCGGCGACCGGCGCCATCTGGATCGACGTGTCCGGAGCGAACCTCGATCTCTTCCCCGTCGTCAAGCGGTGGAACGGGACGGCCTGGGAAGACATCACGGCGTCCGTCTCGATCACGGACACCTATACCGCGGCGTCTTCGGTCGTCAACGGGACGTTCTGGATCAACACCGGCGATCCTAGGACGAAGAACACCGTGAAGGTGTGGGACAGTACGTATCAGCCGACGGTCCTGAGCGCCGGGACTCCTGCCGCGTTCGACCTCGCCGCGCACCGCAGGTGGAAGCCGTTCGTCGGCGCCAGGTTTGGCCGTCGCGGCGTCAGGTACGCCGTCGTCAGAGCGCTGCAGGCGGCGCTATCGACCAACGAAGATGCTCGGTCCGACGCGTTCAGGTTCGACCTCATCGCCGCTCCGGGGTATCCAGAACTTTACGATGAGCTGGTCAACCTCAACGTCGACATCGGCGAGACGGCTTTCGCCGTGGCTGACACTCCGGCCAGAGCCATCCCGAGCGGCGTGCCGACTGGAATCGAGACCACGATCGTCGGGTGGAGGACGAATTCCGCCGCGGCAGATTCCACCGGCGAACAGGGCTTCACAAGCACCGGCTATTCCGGCGCTGCGCACTGGTCTCCGTGGGCCCTCTCGACGAACACGGACGGTGAGAACGTCCTCGTGCCGACGAGCACCGTCATCCTCAGGACCTTCGCGTACAACGACCAGGTCGCGTATCCGTGGTTCGCGCCGATGGGCGACGAGCGCGGCCTCGTCCTCAACGCTTCCTCCGTCGGTTACCTCGGAGACGACGGCGAATACCACGCAGTCAACGTCTCGAAGGGCGCAGGCGGCGCGATGTACACGGCGTACGTGAACCCGATCGTCTTCTACCACGACGCCGGGCTCAGGATCATGGGCCAGAAGACGGCGACAGGAGTGGCGAACGCGCTCGACAGGATCAACGTGTCCAGGCTGATCGCGAAGATCAGGTGGGACCTCAGGAAGTCCCTCCGCTCGTTCATCGGCCGACCGAACGATCCGCTAACCTGGAAGTCCGCGGAGAACCTCGTCACGAAGTACTTCGCAGGCCTGTCCTCTCTCCGCGCGCTGTCTGACTTCGCCGTCAGGTGCAACGCTGAGACGAACACGCCAGATAGGCTCGCACGCAAGGAGATGTGGGTCGATGTCGCGATCATGCCGATCGGCGCGGTTGAATTCATCTATGTCCCGATCCGGATCGTCGACAGCGCAGATCAGCTCTGATCTCACAGTACGAGACCAGATCGGAAGGGCCCCGGGAGACCGGGGCCTTTACTTTCCTCGGAACCGGTGCTAAATCCATTCAATGGACTTTGAGATCAAGTGCCTCGAGTGCGGCCGCTCCTTCAATCGGTTCCTGACTAACACCCACCTGAGGTCCCACGGGCTTACGGTTGCCCAGTATCGCGAGAGGCACGGGAACGGAAGCGACGTCAGCCAGGCATATCGGGAGGAGAGGAGCCGCAAGTATTCCGGCGCCGGGAACCCGATGGCCGGCCGGGCGATGGCCGACAACGTCAAGGAGGCCCTGAGGGCAGCGAACGCATTTCGTCCGCCGCACAACAAGGGGAAGAGGGTCGAGGACCCGGAGATACTCGCGAACCTGCGCGCGGCATCGGCTAAGAGAGAGGCCAAGTACCGCGAGCTCGGGGACCATCCCAGCAGGGGCAAGATCGTCTCTCCGGAGACGCGCGAGAAGATCCGTCGTGCGAACCTCGGGAGGAAGGCCTCGGAAGAGACTAGGAAGAAGATCTCCGCAATCCACCTAGGGCGTCCGAGCCCGATGAAGGGAAAGAATCTCCTTCCAGAGCACGCGGCAAAGTCGGCCCAGACGCTCAGGAAGATAAACCATGAGAAGTCGAGGGCGGCGATCGAAAGAAAACTCGCATTCGCGGAGGGACAGGGGTTTTCCGTGATCGAGAAAGAGACCGGCAAATGGTGGTTTCGCTGCAAGTCGGGTCATCTTTTCGTGCGACATAACATGATGCTCGACGTGAGTCGATACCGAGAAGATTTCTGTCCCGTCTGCAACCCCAGGGACGTCGTGGTATCCAGGGGCGAGCTTGAGCTGTTTGATCTCGTGCAGGGATTGGTCGGAGTCGGTCTCGCGATACGTGGTGATCGCTCTGCCATCGCCCCGCTCGAGCTCGATGTCTACGTCCCGTCCAATGGGGTGGCATTCGAGTACTGCGGCCTCTATTGGCACTCCGAGCAGTCCGGTAGAGACAGGCTCTACCATAGGACGAAGCTAGAACGGTGTCGAGCGGCTGGGATCAGGCTGATCACGGTGTTCGAGGACGAATGGCTCGCAAAGCCAGATCTGGTCAAGTCCCACGTCGCATCTGCTCTCGGATTGGACGCGTCCATCAGGGTCAACGCAAGGGACTGCACGGTCCGACGGTTGTCACCTGTCGAGGCCAGGACTTTCGTGGATGCCAATCATCTCCAAGGCTATTCCCCATGTGCTGTCCGCTATGGCCTCGAGCTCAACGGGTCACTGATTGCAGCCATGACATTCTCGCGACCCAGTCGATCCAAGGGCGGTAGGCCTGCCGACGGATGGGAAATCTCCAGGTTCTGCACATCCGTGCGAGTCAGAGGTGGAGCCTCCAAGATGCTATCGGTGTTCATCGGGGAGCACTCACCAGAGAGGATCTTCACCTTTTCGGACCTGCGATGGGGTGAGGGATCGGTGTACTCTGCGATCGGATTCACTCGACTCGCAGATAGTCCTCCTGGATACTGGTATGTGCCGCCGGGGTCCAGCTCGCGAGTCCATCGCTTTGCTCTGAGGAAGGGCGCGCTCTCAGACGACGATCCCGCGATGACAGAGTTCGAGAACCGTGATTTCCAGGGCTATCTCAGGATCTGGGACTGTGGGAATGCCAGATACGAGTGGCTCGCTCCTGGCAAATCTCTTGCCGACCGGCCTATTGGATGATTGCGATGTTCATCCGTCACCTCCTCGAGGACTACGACGAAGGCGAGTTCTTCTGGGTCCCGATCCGGATCGTCGACAGCGCAGATCAGCTCTGATCTCACAGTACGAGACCAGATCGGAAGGGCCCCGGGAGACCGGGGCCTTTTCTTTGGTAGGAATCGATGTTAAATCAGCGCTTCGCGATAAAGTGATCTGGCGTGGTCGATAGGATTTCCCAATCTATGGGACGCTAAATACGTCGTTGAAAACGGCAAGAGATCGAACCATGAGAACCAAGATACACTTTCGCTCCGGTCCGCAGCTACGTCCGCAGGCCATAGCCCTCGTGGAAAAGCTCATGGAAGAGCTCGGGATCGACGTCCTCAGGTCGTCAGATCCATCCGTAGCACAACACAGGGTCAAGACCGTCGACGAGCTCAAGCTGGAGCTCTCAGGCTCCGTTGGCTTCTGGATAGACGAGAGGAAATCCTGATGGAACGCGTCCGGATCTCTGTTGTAACCTCTGGCGATAGGAGCGCCTCTACGGCAGCGACGATCGTGCTCGAAGAAATCCTCTCTAGGTCCGGAATGTCGGTCTGCACCGCTCGTTCCGATACTCATGCGATCAACGCCAGAGAGACGGCGAGGAGCGACATTCGAACGCTGGTAGATCTGATCGACGGGATAGAAATCGAAGCGGCTCCATGAAGATCAGCCAACTCGACGACGAGTTCTTCTGGGAGTCCATGCAGGACCACGGAGAGTGGGAGCCGCGCGACGATCGCCTGGTGTCGAAGAGAGACCAGCACATCTCCGTGATCCGCGACAGGCGGATGTACTACCGCAACATCGAAATTGGAATTTACACGGATAAGAAATACGCGGAGCTGCTTCGGTTCGAGAGCGACCCAGAAGTCCAGAAGAAGTTGTGCATATTTCTCCTGTGAGACCTGTCTTGGACGGCGAACGAGAGCGCGATGATCGCGAACCCGAGAGAGACGAACGCGATGCGCTTCATTGTTCTATTCCCCTCAAGATCACCCTGGTGGTCATCTTCTTGGCGCGAAATCCGCTCTCGAACACCGGAATCGCGAATTCTGGCTCGCACTCGCCGCAGGTGTAGATGTCGGCGCTCACGAAGCCCTCTTCTGCCCACGCGTGTGCCGTGACGTGCGATTCGTACAGGATGAGGACGGCGCTCACGCCCCCTGCACCGAACCTGTGCGCGTGCCTGTGGATGACCTGGGCTCCGCTGGCTCTCGCGCAGTCTGCGAGGATCTCCAAGCACTTCTCTTCGCTGACGAGGACTTCTGGATCGCAACCCCAGAGCTCGACCAGAACATGCTTGCCTTCGGTAGAATCGATAGCGGACGCCATAGCGCTCCTCCTGTACCCCAACACCGTGAGTGCCAGAGCGACGACCGGAGCCGCGCCTGTGCTTTCGTAGATCGACTATTTAGCTCTCTTTGGGCGGCGCTTAGACAGCAGCATGACGCTCTTCTCGCTCCCGTCGTGGACGCCGATCTTTCCGTCTGTCACGACGTCGCCGCGTATTCTAGCCTTCCTTATCGAGCCGGCCGAATCCATGACGTATACCGAGCTGTTCTTGCTCATGCAGAGGCGCTTCCAGAGCCGCTGACTGTGCTTGCTCTGCGAAGAGCCGCTCATCACGACCATCCCGTCCTCTGCCAATCGCCTGTACAGCCGCGTGACGATGCCGGATCCCCTGATCGACGGCTTCGTCCTGACGTAATCGACGCGATAGCAGTTCATCACAGACCTCGCTCTGGACAGGCAGAGCATCCCGGCTATCGAAGAATAGCGGATCGGACGCTCTTCTTCCAACGTCATGAGGAGGTGAATCTTCGATGCGGTCTCCACGGACCAGATCCATGTCCCAGCGATCTTGAACTTCCGCTCCATCTTCGGAGAGAGGACGATGTCAGAGCCCCAGTTTCTCCACATAGACAGCGGTGTGACCTCTGTCACCGGAATGCTGACAACCACGTCTTCACCTGTGTGCTCTCGCGGCGCGCTTGACAGCTTCCGACGGGTTCTTGATGTACTGGAGCGCGAAGCCGTTCTCTTGCACGGCCGCGAGCTGGAGCGCTTCCGACGGGTCCTCGATGTATTGGATCGCGTATCCGTTCTGTCGCACGGCCGCGAACTTGAGGGCTTCGGAAGGGTTCTCGATGTGTCGGATCGCCCACCAATTTTGCTGCACTGCCGAGAGCTGGACAGCTCTTGACGCGAACCTCAGCAACGTTTTGTACTTCTTCTGGACTTCTGGGTCGCTCTCGAACCGGAGCAGCTCCGCGTATTTCTTATTCGTGTAAGTTCCAATTTCGATGTCGCGGTCGTACATCCACCGATCGCGGTCCACGGAGATGCGCTGGTTTCTCTTCGAGACCAGAGACATGCCGTGCGGCTCCCATCCGGCGTCCTGCATGGACTCCCAGAAGAGCTCGTCTTCGTCGTAATCTTCGAAGAGATTTCGGATTTTCATTGCTGTGCTGCTCTTCTGACCGCTTCCGACGGGTTCTCGATGTACAGAATTGCGAGAATGTTCTGCCGCACGGCCGCGAGCTGGACGGTTTCTGACGGGTTCTTGATGAACTGGATCACGCGTCCGTATTTCTGCACGGCCGCGAGCTTGACGGCTTCGGACGGATTCTCGATGTCCCGGATTGCGTATCCGTCCTGACGCACGGCCGCGAGCTGGACCGCCTCGGACGGGTTCTCGATGTATTTGATCGTCCACCCCCGTCGAACGGCCGCGAGCTGGACCGATTCGAAGGATGCGAATCTCAATAGCAGATGGTTCTGCGAGCACCACTTCGTCTGGACTTTTGGATCGCTCTCAAATCGGAGCAGCTCCGCGTATTTCTTATCCGTGTAAATTCCAATTTCGATGTTGCGGTAGTACATCCGCCTGTCGCGGATCACGGAGATGCGCGGGTCTCTCGTCGAGACCAGGCGAGCGCCGCGCGGTTTCCACCCGTGGTCCTGCATGGACTCCCAGAAGAGCTCGTCTTCGTCGTAATCTTCGAAGAGATTTCGGATTTTCATTGCTGTGCTGCTCTTCTGACCGCTTCCGACGGGTTCTCGATGTACAGAATTGCGAGAATGTTCTGCCGCACGGCCGCGAGCTGGACGGTTTCTGACGGGTTCTTGATGAACTGGATCGCACACCCGTTCTGTCGCACGGCCGCGATTTGGATCGCTTCGGAAGGCTCCTTGATGTGTTGGATCGCGTATCCGTTCTCCTGCACGGCCGCGAGCTGGACGGCTTCGGACGGGTTCTCGATGAGTCCGATCGCCCACCAGTCCTGCCGCACGGCCGAGAGCTGGACCGCTCTTGACGCGAAACTCAGCAATGTTTTGTACTGTAGCAATCTCTTGACGTCTCTACGATCAAACTTATCCAAGAGCTGGCTCTCAGACAGAGATCCGATCTCCACGTCCA